TTCTCATCACTCTTATCTAGAACGGTTTTGTTCTTCCCAAAAGACACCCTAGCGCTATTGACAACAGTAAGATCGGTACCCATATGTGATACATACTCAACAGATCCCACGTCGTCATCGTATAATATAATCCTTCTGTCATATGACAATTTATACCCCAGGCCTACATCTCTTCTATGAGTTTGTCAATCTCTAATCCAGCGCAATCAATCTTTCCTCGTGTGAAGTTATAGTGATTACAGAATCCCTTAAACTTTCCACGCACACAATCTCTGTGAACTCCCGTGTTAAGTGACCCGTCAGAGTTCGCAGGGTGCTCAAGAGGAATTCCAATACCATCATGCATTGCCTGCCAGAGCGCCTTTAGCGCCTCAATTTGAACAGGGTAGAAATCCATAAACGGAGATAGTGTTCCTCCGTGTACAACTCCATTCTCCTGAAGTGGTCTCTCACCGAATCCGTGTCTCACATACCACGACTGATACTTCGTGTAATACGCATTAGATATCTCTACGCCGATACCTCTCTCATTTCCACCGACTCCGTTTGAGATTCCGGCGTGCCACGCCTTGTGCTGTGTGTCTAGCATCTGGTAAATTGTTCCGTCATTATCTATGAGAAAGTGCACAGAGAGCCCTCTCTGATTTAGCACCTTTGCACACGACTCTGAAGATAGACACACATCCCAGTGGTTGACAAACATGATCGGATCTCTGTCTGGTTTTCCAGCGTAGCTAGTGTATGTTCCTGGTTTCGATTTGAGCCCACCGTCGTCTGACCATAGTACAACCTTGTCCCACTTTATAGGAATAAAATTACCATTATGAACAACGTAGCTCTTATCCTTTCTCTTGTGATCGCACGGTCTGTACTCATCAATCTCTGCATCTCTCTCTGTCCATATTCTTCTATACGTCGAAGGTCCACAAAGACCATCAGCAACAAGACCTTTTTCCTTTTGCCATCTTGTGATAGCAGACACTAGCTTGTTATCAAATTCACTTTCGCCGAACCATGATGGATCCCATTCAAGGCTATCTGCCGAACTCTTGTTATAAAATATCTTATCTATCGCCACTTATTCTCCTCCTATCTAAGAAACAAAGACGTCTCAACTATTGCTTTCGCGACCCTATATGGATCACAGTTTGACGCTGGCCTTCTATCTTCAAGATATCCGCACCAGTCTGATTTTGGAACAGAAGATGGAACCCTAACTGATGCCCCTCTGTCTGCTATTCCCCACGAGAACGTGTCAATCTTCTGCGTCTCGTGTTCTCCAGTAAGCCTCTGATTATTGTCTTTGCCATACTCAGAGATATGCTTGTCGTGATTTTCTCCCATGTTTTCCATGATGTCATTAAATAGATTATATCCGCCGCGGTCCCTCATATCTCTAGTTGAGAAATTTGTGTGGCAACCGGAACCATTCCAGTCACCTTTCACAGGCTTAGGCGAAAAGTCTATATCTAAGCCCTCTTTCTCTGCAGCTTTCAAGAGAAAATACCTGCTCATCCAAAGATCATCGCAAGCCTTTAATGTGTCCTCAGCAAAGCACTGATACTCCCACTGTGACGGAGCAACCTCTGCATTTATACCTGTTAGCTTTATTCCAAGATTTAGACAATTATAAAGATGTCTGGTGGCAATGTCACGACCTATCGCATTACTTCCACCCACAGAGCAATAATATTTTCCTTGTGGATCTGGATATCCTGTCTCTGGAAAGCCAATTGGGCTCTTATCTTTTGTTATAAAATATTCCTGCTCAAATCCCCACCAGAACCCTGCTTCATTAAAATTATCTTCGAGATCTCTCAGTGTAGCTCTTGAGTTTGAAACGTGCGGAGTGCCATCTGAATTTAACACCTCACACAGTACATAGTGGTGGCCTATTGTAAAGCTATAAAGCCTCACAGGAGAAAGCAAGCACTCTGAATCATCTCCGGGTGCTTGCTTTGTTGAGCTTCCATCAAAATTCCATTCAGGAACGTCTTCAAGCTTAAGTTTTAAATTATTAGTATACAAAACCTTTATCTTGCTTCTAAGGTTTTGTGTATCATGCCCGTCAAGCCACACATACTCTATACTTATATTTTCCATAAATTTCTCCAACTAAAACTGATCTGACTCAGTAGATTCACTTAGGGCTAAAGTAGAAGATCCATCACCAACAATGGCCTGCTTCACAGCATCAAAATAACCAGTTCCAACTTCTCTCTGGTGTCTTGTTGCTGTGTATCCTCTGTCTTCTGATGAAAATTCACTTTCCTGAAGCTTAACATATGCTGTCATGCCTGAATCTCTATATTCGTCAGCGAGGTCAAACATGCTGTGATTTAAAGCATGAAATCCTGCTAGCGTAACGAACTGAAACTTATATCCCATATCGTTTAATTCGTTTTGAAATCTCGCAATCGTGTCGTCATCAAGATTCTTCTTCCAGTTAAATGATGGAGAGCAGTTATATGCTAGCAGCTTTTCGGGATACTGCGCGTGAATTGCATCTGCAAATCTCTTGGCCTCTTTGAGATCTGGAGTCGATGTCTCACACCACAGCAAATCTGCGTATTGGGCATATGCTAGTCCTCGAGAAATTGCACAATCCAGTCCGCCCGTGATCCTATAGAATCCTTCAGACGTTCTCTCACCTGTCATGTATGCATGATCATATGGATCAATATCTGACGTCAACAACCTTGCGCTATTAGCATCAGTTCTTGCTATCAAAACTGTTGGAACTCCCATGACATCCGCGGCTAGTCTTGCTGACTTGAGCGTCGTGATAAATTGAGATGTTGGAATCAAAACTTTTCCACCGAGGTGACCGCACTTCTTTTCCGAAGAGAGCTGATCCTCAAAGTGAACCCCTGCCGCGCCAGCCTCAATCATTGATTTCATAAGCTCATAAGCGTTGAGCGGGCCTCCAAAGCCAGCCTCAGCATCAGCAATTATCGGAACCATCCAATCTCGTGAAAAATTTCCCTCTGCGCTTTCTACCTGATCAGTTCTTTGCAATGCCTGATTGATTTTCTTAACTACAGCTGGAACACTATTTACAGGATATAGGCTTTGATCAGGATACATATTGCCAGACAGATTTGCATCTGCTGCCACCTGCCAACCTGACAGATATATTGAAGACAATCCTGCTCTCACCTGTTGAACTGCTTGATTCCCTGTAAGTGCACCAAGAGCTTTTACTGCAGACTGTCCTTGTAATAAGTCCCAAAGTTTTTCAGATCCTGACCTAGCTAGAGAGTACTCTATATTAACTCTTCCTCGCAGTCTGTCAATATCTCTCTGATTCCAGTCGCGCCTAATCCCTGCCCATCTTTTCATCTTAAACCTCTTAGCAAATTCTCTCATACGCTGGCAAAGTTAAAAAGTTAACCAGCTTTGGTGAAAATGAAACACTTTTAAATATTTCAGCTGCCTCATCAAACTTACCATTATAAAATCTAGAGTCACCAATTTCCTCTTTAATTTGAGGCATAATATTTGTCATACATTGTTCAATAAGCTCTCTATCTATTTTGGTTCCATCATCAAGACTACAGTCATTATTTAACCATTGCCAAACTTGTGTCCTGGAAATCTCTGCTGTTGCTGCATCTTCCATTAGATTGTATAGAGGGACACATCCGTTTCCTCGGAGCCAAGATTCTATATACTGAACTCCAACGCTTATATTCTGATTTAAACCCTCTGATGTTATTCTTGTCTTCGGAGTCTCAATTAGATCCTCTTGTGTCACCCACCTGGGCTTTCTCAAGAAGTGAACCTGGTTAGCTTCTGGCATATATTCATCAAAAACATTTTTCGCTAAAGATATCAATGCAGGATGTGCAACCCACGTTCCGTCGTGGCCCATTTGTGCCTCCCTTATCTTGTCAAATTTGACCTTAATAAGAGCAGCCGCGTTGGCCTCTTCGTCATTTTTAATTGGAATCTGTGCTGCCATTCCCCCCATTGCATGCACCCCTCTTCTGTGACACGTGTAAACAACAAGCTCAGCGTATGATCTCATAAAGTGTGTCTCCATAGTGACCCTTGATCGATCTGGGAGAATCTTGTCTGGGTGATTTCTAAATGTCTTTATAAAACTAAAGATATAATCCCACCTTCCACAATTTAATCCTGCTGAGTGATCGCGTAATTCCCACAATATCTCATTCATCTGGAATGCTGCGGGAAGAGTCTCAATTAAAACTGTTGCCCTAATTTCACCTCTATCGATATTCAAATTATCTTGAGACCAATTAAACACATCGTTCCACCACCTAGCCTCTAGATAGCTCTCTAGCTTTGGAAGATAAAAATATGGACCAAAACCTTTAGAAATAATCTCCTTAGCATTGTGAAACATGTATATGCCAAAGTCAAATAACGATGCAGGAACAGGATTATTATCAACTAAGAAGTGAGATTCAATTAAATGAAGGCCTCTTGGTCTCACAAAGAGAACAGCTGTCTCATCATTGAGCCTATAGGTTCCTTTTGTCGGATGATCATATGTTATGATATTCCTAACAGCATCATATAGATTAACCTGGCCATCGAGTATGTTATCCCACGTCGGAGAGAGAGAGTCCTCAAAATCTGCCATGAAGACGTTAGCCCCAGAGTTAAGGGCATTGATCACCATCTTTCTGTCAGTCGGCCCTGTTATCTCAACCCGTCTATCTAAAAGAGTATCTGGAATCGATGCAACAGACCAATCTGACTCTCTGATATGCTTTGTCTCGTGTGGAAAATCTGGAACCCCTCCCTCATCATACACCTTTTGATTTCTCTCTCTTTCTGAGAGAAGCATCTCAAGACTTGGACTAAACTTGTGAACAAGCTTTGTTAAAAAATCAACAGCGTCCGGACATAAAACTTTTTCTTTATCAAAGCCCATAATCTCTCCAGTGATCATACATCAAACATACACGTCTAATCAAGCATATTATACCTAAACTATGCTATTGTTATACATTATTCAAAATCAATATCAACATCAACAGATATATTGATTTTTGGAACTCTTAGGTGATTTGCTAGTCCGTGCTTCTTTGCCTCTTTGGCATCAAGAAACCAATCAGCATGTTTCTTCTTGTCTACTATCTTCATAAAATAGTCATCTTTCTTGCCGCAATTTTGTGCCATCATCTTATATACAATATCATTTAGACGATCAGCCTCATTGGCTCCAGCCTTCAGCTCTTCAACCTTTCCCATATCCATTGATGAGACATCATGAATCATGACTGTTGCATTTGGATCCATAAATCTCCGACCCTCTTCGCCAAATGAAAATAGGATCGCGCCGCATGACATCGCCTTGCCCTCGACTATTGTTGCAACTGGAAGCTCTGCATTTTGAATAGCGCTTATCATAGCCATCAAGCTATAAACATGGCCCCCGTACGAATCGATAACAACAGGTATGACCTTTTGTCCTGTGTTATGTGCTTGCGCAACCTCTTGATCGAACTTTTTAGCTGCCTCTTCATTAAACTTATTAACCCTAACAATTATAGGATTCTTTCTTAGCTCTATCTCCTTTATAAGAGGAGATATTTTTGTCATCCACTTCATCTTACTGCCTCAAAACGTCACTGACTCGCCACAGCCACATGATCTAGTTACCTTTGGATTATTAAACACCAATCCAGATTTAAGTAAATCTTCCTGATAATCTATTTCCATTCCATTTAGAAAAAGATAGGACTTTATGTCTATGCAAATTTTAACATCACCAAAAGTAAAAATCTTATCTTTGTCTTCAGGTGACTGAATAAAGTCATAATTGTACATAAATCCAGAGCAGCCGCCGCCATATAGACTTACCCTGAGATAATATCCTGGTGTCTGACGCTGTGTAAGAAGAGCAGCTATTTTATCTTTTGCCTTATTTGTTATCGTTATTGCCATTCTTATCTCTGTAATCTTTTATCGCAGCTTTGATGGCATCCTCAGCTAGAACAGAACAGTGAATTTTAACTGGTGGCAACGATAGCTCTTCTGCTATTTCAGAATTTTTAATAGACTCTGCATCCTCAATTGACCTACCTTTCACCCACTCTGTAACTAGTGAGCTTGATGCAATAGCAGAGCCACAACCGAATGTCTTAAACTTTGCGTCTTCAATGATGCCTTCATCACTAATCTTAAGCTGTAATTTCATCACGTCGCCACAAGCAGGTGCGCCAACTAAGCCAGTGCCGACACGGGAGTTATTCTTGTCAAGCGATCCTACGTTTTTGGGATTGTCAAAATGATCAATTACTTTTTCAGAATATGCCATGAAATATAAATATTATCCACACTTAGCGAAACCGCAAGAAAGACATGTTACACACCCTTCCTGATACGATATCTCTTTTTCCTCATCTGATTTACACCAGCACTTAAAGGATCCATTTCCTGGCTTTGTTCCATTCTCAATATATTTTTTAAGAACTCTAGAGATAACCTTTGCAAAACTAAACAAGTCAGCATCTCTATCCTTCTGAAGCTGCTCAACCATGAAGTTTATTGGAACTCCATGTCGCATTGTCAAAGATATCGTCCTAGTGAATCCTGCGTAATTAGGATTATCAAATACAGACACTATATCTTTTATAACAACCTCATTTCCACTTTCTCCAAATATGAGATCGTACTTAGAGTTCATTGTCTTTCTAGGATGTTTAATAATAATACCTTCTGTATATTTCTTTGGAATTTCAACATATTTTGATAATCCTCCAATAACCTCATACGGATTTCCATTCATGAGTCCAACAAGTATTGTCCAGCTTTCACCCTTAATATTTGTTACGTGAATGGAACAATCAAGCTCCCTTGGCCTCTTTGGTGCGTGATTGTATATGATACTTTTTCCGTTTCTCTTACAAATCTTTGAATCCGTTTTCTTACTATCAGCAGAGACTAAGACGCCAGATCTACATCCCTCTCTATATACTGTCACACCCTTACACCCTAAGTTCCATCCGGCCATATATACATCTTTAACAGTGTCAATATCAACATCTTCTGGGAGATTCGTAGTATTAGATATAGCATGACAGACCCACTTTTGAGCAGCAGCTTGCATTTTTACCTTAGCAAGCCAGTCAATCTCATTTGCTGTTGAACCAAAATACGGGCTTATAGCAACAAGCTTCTCATCGCTCATTGTTTCACCCTCACCAACTTTAAGCTGATTCATCCATTCTCTAAATCCGTGATGGTAAACAGTATATTCTTGCCACCTATCTCCTGATTTATCAACAAAGTCAACTCTAGCATCTTTATCCTGGCCTGTTATCTTTTTTCTACGTGTATAGTGAAGCTTAAAAGCCGGCTCAATTCCAGAAGTCGTTTGCGTTAAGGTTGACACAGATCCTGCAGGAGCAGTTGTAGTAAGAGCTATATTTCTTCTACCGTACTTTTTTGACATATCATACACATCAGGTGCAGCCTCCCATATTCTCTCTAGAAACGGATGTCCTCTCTCCTTATCGTGATCATGTGCTTCAAATGCTCCCCTCTCTTTTGCAAGAATACATGAAGATCTATATGAATTTAATGCCAATGTTTTGTAAAATTTCTCCACTGTATCTATGCTTTCACCGCTTCCATACGTCTGGCCCAACATCGCAAGTGCATCACCGACTCCAGTTACACCCAGACCGGTTCTTCTTCCAAGAGATGCCTGAGTCTCTATATTGAGCCACAAATCCTTTTCTATTTGTTTAACCTCATCAGGCTCAGGATCACTATCTATTTTTTGTATAATTTTATTTATCTGCTCAATCTCAAGATCAATCATATCATCCATTAACCGTTGAGCCTTTTGAACCACCTTTCCAAAATTCTTATAGTCAAACGTTGCGTTTTCTTTCCATGAGTTTTTTACAAACGAAGTCAAATTAACAAGCATCAATCTACAACTGTCATAAGGAGATAAGATAATCTCTCCACATGGATTTGTAGAGGTAGATCCGAAACCTTCATCTGAATAGATATCAGACGGTGTCATCCTTTTAGCTGTGTCCCAAAATAAAAGGCCGGGCTCTGCGTTGGTGTGAGCTGACTCTACTATATCGTGCCAGAGATCTTGAGCAGATACCATCTCTGATATGTCTGGAGAATCTGAATTGACTGGCCACCGCAGTTGCACATCTTGATTTTTTAAGACTGCATTCATAAACTCATCAGTCAGCCTGATAGAAATATTTGCGCCTGTCACTCTAGTTAAATCTCGTTTAATCTTTGTGAAATCACGAATTTGAGGATGATGAACAGAAATTGTTATCATCAAGGCCCCTCTTCGCCCTCCCTGAGCTACCTCTCTGCACGAATTAGAAAATCTATCCATAAAGACTTCTATTCCATCTGTTGTCCGTGCTGCATTCTCAGTTGACATATTCGCTGGTCTGAGGTTGGATATGTCAAATCCGACGCCGCCTCTTCTTTTTGCTATCTGAACTATCTCTTGATCTGTCTTAAGAATTCCTCCATAAGAGTCATGTGGTGCCTCTATGACAAAACAATTTGATAATGATTGAATCTGACTATCATTTCCTATTCCCGCCATTGGGCTTCCCTGCGGGACTACATATTTAAAATCTCTAAATAAATCGTATATCTCATCCTCTGTCATAGGGTTTGAATACTTTTTCTCTATTCTTGAAAATTCACTTGCAAGCCTCTTGTGCATGTCATCTGGAGACAGTTCAACAAATTCGCCGTCTTTATCACTTAGCGCATACTTTGTTGTAAATACATTTGCGGGAAGGGTGTCTCCATTAAAATACTCTACACACTTATTAAAAACTTGATCAAACTTCACTTTAAATCCTAGAATTAATTTTTACAGCGACTATTACTCACCGTTAACCTCTTTCCATTTCCGCTTAAGTAATTTTTTCATAGATGCTGTATCTGACTTCATAACCTCACCGAGAGTCATCTCATCTGTATCATCTATAATTTTTAACTTTGACATCGAGCAGTCAAGATGTATAGGAAATAAAATCCCATCTCTTCCCGCTCTATTCTTAGCAACAAATAGTCGTCCTGATCCAGTTGACTTCTCTAGAGGTTTTCTAGATAGAGAAATCACAACATCAGCAACCATTGCCTTTCCGTATGCCTCTGCCATATTTTCAAGCCCAACGACATCTGCGTTAGCTGCGTCTCTATTAGCCTGAGACGCAGTCCATATGGGAACATTTAGATCCATGGCGAGATTCCTTAACTCTTCGTAAATTAACTTTAACTCATGACGGAGAGAATCAAATCTTCTTGAAGATCTCATGATATCCGCATAATCAATAATTATCAAGCTGGGAACGAATGATTTTAGTAAAAGCTTTTCAATGTGATTTCTTATGGTGAGAACTGTTGCAGACCCTGTGGGATATTCCTTTATGATCAACCTTCCAAGATCCATATTCTTATATTTCTCTATCACCTCGTCCTTATAATCAATTACATCGTTGCTTGGAATTTCACAAAGATTGCTATCATAACGTAATCCAACAGCATTCTCTGAAAGCTCGAACGTGTAATGAACAACATTTTTCCCAACCTTTAAAGCTTCAACCCCTGCGTGAACTAAAAAGTGAGATTTTCCAACTCCCGTTGGAGCAGTTATCACACCTATCTCGCCTCGGCCAAGACCTCCGTTAAGAACATCCTTTTTGTCAAGCTGCGCAAGACCAATTGGGCACGTCACTCTTGAGACTCTTGAGAATCTCGAGTCAAAGTCCTCAAAAAAGTTATGTCCAATTGAAGATGGCATTCCTTTTAATATTGCATTCTTCATAAGATCAACAACTGACTCATACTTGTCAGTTGCTATCAGTTCAACTGCACCCTCTAACGCATCCTTTAGTGCTTGCTTCTTGCAAAACTCAAGAGACTTATCTTTTACAAAACCTAAGTCTCCCACATCTGGATTCATCTTGATTCTGTGAAGAAATTCTACAATCTGATCTCTAAGAATTATGTCATTTCCTTCTCGTAAATCATCCCTGATAATCGTTATTAATAGAGAAAGAGTTGGAAATGTCTTATATTTTTCATAATAGCTAAAATATTTCTCAATAAGATACTTTAAGTATTTTGATTCAAAATATGAAGGTGTCATAATCTCAATCATCTGAGCTGCCCATCTCTGGTCAGTTATGAATGCTTGAAATATCTTCTCCTGAAAAGGTTTTCCGTATTGACCAAAATGTGGCTGACTATTATTCATTTATTATCCAACGAATTTAAAAGATAGAAACATTCTATCGACATTAAACTTCTGAATTCCCTCTTTTAAAAGAATTCTCATTACGTTAATTTTATTTCTACTTGGGCTAAAAGTATCAATAATATTTTCAATTTTATTTATCTGAGATGATGCTAGATTTTGTGTATCAAGATACATCAATCTCCAATTTCTTCTAATTAGATTCTCTGATGACTGTATATTATCAATAATCTTTAATGTGACGCCTTCAGATATCATCTCATTGCATCTTCTAATCAAATCATCTATTAGAAATGGATCGTCATATCTAAGCTCAGAGAATCTTTTTGCAAGACTCTTAAATCCTGCTCCCTTGACGCCGCCAATATTGTCTGATGGGTCGCCGCAGACTGCTTTTGCCAAACAAAAATTCTCAGGAGATATTCCAAATTTCTCAACGACCTCTTTAGATGTCACAAGCTTCTTCCACGTAGGAGAGTATATTATCGTCTTGCTATCAAGAAGCTGATAAAAATCCTTGTCTGACGAGACTATGAGCTTTCTCGTATCTTTATACACGTACTTCGAGATGTAGCCTATCACATCGTCAGCCTCGCACTCAGGAACATATATCTGAATTATGGGTGTGTTTTCGAGCACCTTTATTAGGACTGATATCTGGTGATTTCTATTCTCAACTGTGTCTGGAATGTCACCGTCATAAAATCTATTAAGCTTCGCTGGTCTTCGTCGCTGCTTATAGTCCTTGTATAGGTCTCTCTTTCTCTTCGAGCCTCCTCCTTCCCAAACAACAACAATAGACTCTGGCCTATACATCTCGGCAAAATTTGTTAGGGCATATAGAAATCCAACAATTCCTCCCACGTGCTGGCCGCTCTCTCCTGTCGCCGGGTGAGCAACAAAATGACGTGTAAATAAGTTTAATGCGTCAACTATTAGAACAATATCTTTCTTGCTATCTTGTTCCAAAATGACTACAGAGCCTCTTCAATCATATCCCTAACAGCAGATACCTCAACATAAGAATCAGTATCGATATCTGGTTCATCATTGAGCTTCTTAACCATTGCAACCCTAAGAAGATCATCAATATATCTAGAGTACTCTGAATCACCTATTATCTTGTCAAAGTCACTCTTATAAAACTTCTTCTCAACTATCTCTTCACCGGTCTTTACATCAACAACACTTAGAATTTTCCACGCGCCGGTCCCTTTTACGCATATCTCTTTATCATCAATGATCTCAGCACCGTGCTTCCTTAGCAGATCAAAGATCTGCTCATGCTCACGAATTCCCTTTCCAAAGTGAATTTCAAAGTTTACAGTTCTAAACGGAGGCGACACCTTATTCTTGATTGTCTTTGCAGAGACATGAATTCCAACTACTTCTTTATCCTTGTTTTCAATTTTTTGGCCAGCACCGAGTTTAATTCTCACAGAGGAGTGAAAGGGAATTGCCTTCCCGCCTGGCGTTGTTGTCGGATCTCCGTACATTACTCCAATCTTCATTCTAATCTGATTAAGAATGACAAATAAAGTGTTTGTCTGACCAATGATACCCGTGATCTTTCTCATGCCTTTAGAGATAGCTCTCGCCTGCAGACCAATTGATTCCTTATCATAGTCTCCGAGAAGCTCTGCCTTGGGAGAAGATGCTGCAACAGAGTCCCAGATGATTGTTATTGGGACATCTTTTTCCATAGCACGTGCCTTCAAGATCGTCGACTCTGCGATGGACAACACCTCCTCAGTACAGTGGGTGTCAACATACACAAATCTCTTAGATATATTCACGCCAAGAAGATTTAAATTCTCAACACTTGTTGCATTCTCAGTGTCTATATAAACTACAACGCCGCCCATCTTTTGTGTTGATCTAGCAATCTGGATCGCTATGTGAGACTTGCCAATAGATGGAGGACCAAAGATCTCTACGATTCTTCCCTCTGGAAGACCACCATTTGGCCTGTTAGAGATAATATAGTCCAGTTGCTTAGATCCAGTGCTTACCCACCGCTTAACGTGAGTTGGAGATTCATCCTGGCTAAGATTATATGCGACTCTAGATCCATGCTCCTTATTGAGAGCAGCTATTAAGTCTACTGTAAAGTCCTCTGTTGTTTTCTTTTTATCACCCATTATTACCTCTGGTCACTACAATTTTACACTCATTGCACGAATTGTTCACGCATAAAAAAATCAAGGGACGGAATTCCGTCCCTTGATTGAAAATAGCTAACTGGATGTCACTCCATCAAATCTGCGAATGCAGCATCGATACTGCTGTATCCAGATGACGTCTTTTTGTCAGTGTTTGAAGTGGACCTGTGTTGTGTACCAGTGCTCTGAGCCTCACTCTCATCACCATCATTAAGCCAGTCATTGATAATTTTACTTAGCTCATCGTATGACTTGCACTGATAGACATCATCAAGATTCGGGATATTGTCTAGCCACCCCTTAGCCTTATCAGAGTCAGAGGAGAGATGAGACTGCTTTCCACGAGGACGAACCTCTGTCATTGCCCACTTCTTACCAGGCTGCTTTGAGCAAAGCACCTTGATGTCACGACCAGTTGTCGGATCAGTGATGTCACCATAGTCCTCGTCAAGCATGAGGCCGAGAAGATTCTGGTAGACAGTCTTCCCAAATCCCCAGATCTGGACTCCCTTGTCCTCTTCACCTCGAACGATAACGGGTGCGTATGTGCGCATCTTAGGATAGAGCTTCTTGCAGAGCTCGTAAGACTCCTTAGAGCCCTCCTCGCGAAGAGTGTTAATCAACTCCTGAATGGGATCTTTATCCCCAAACTGATTCGGAGTTAGAAGACCGCGCTCCTTTCCGATGTTGTAATAGAACCAAAGCTCCTTAAAGGGCTGTCCATCATTCTCTGGAAAAGAGATGAGACGGACCGTGTGTTCTGTACCCTCTGTGGGCTTCCACATGCTGGACCGATTCTTGTTTACACCGCTTAAGCGGTCTAGCTTCTTACGAATTGCGTCAAAGTCAATTGCCATTGTAACCTCCAATATTTAATGTTCAATGTTTACTGATGTTTTGTGCTAAGCACAAGGTAATAATAC